TTATCTAAGATTCGCAGTAACACAATTAAGAGCGCAAACACATTTTACAACAGGTTCATTAGCAGATTATATGGGAATTCCCCCATATGTATCAAACCCAAATGAAATAGAGGGTGCTTGGACAGATGCCGGAGGTTCAAATTTACAAGAAGTATCATTATTACCTTTTAGAGCATATCAATTAATATGGCACGAGTATTTTAGAGACCAAAATGTAGGTCAAGAATATGACCAATATACAAGTAGTGGTTATGCAACAGTAGAAGATGATATTGCAACACAAGTAACATTAAGAAAATCAAATTGGGAAAAAGATTATTTCACATCAGCACTACCATTCTTACAAAGAGGTGGAGAAGTAACATTACCATTAGGAGATACTGCACCATTATTATATGGAGATTATGATAATTCTTTAGGTAATCCAGAAACAAAAATAAAAAACCCAGCTAATGGAAATATTGTAGGAAGTAACCCTAGTGGATTAGCTTACAATAATTATGGAATAGTTACTAATGATGCTGGCACATTAAGAAACATAGATGTTACAGAAACTCATGTAGTAGATTTATCAAATGCAACAGGTGCAACAATTAACGAGTTAAGAAAAGCATCAGCATTACAACAGTGGTTAGAATTAATGGCAAGAGCTGGTTCAAGATATAGAGAGCAAATTCATGCAATATTTGGAGAAAGAATAGCAGATTATACAGTACAAGTACCACAATATTTAGGTGGTGGAAAAACACCAATTATGGTATCAGAAGTATTAAGTACCTACGCAAACGAGGGTAGTACAGATAGACCAGTTGGAGATATGAGTGGACACGCTTTAGCATTAGGAAATGGTTTAGGATTTACACAATCATTTGACGAGCATGGTATAGTACTAGGAGTATGTAGAGTAATACCAAAATCAGCATACAACCAAGGATTAAGCAAGTTCTGGCAAAAGTTTGATAAGTTCGATCATTATTTTCCACAATTTGCAAATATCGGTGAGCAACCAATATACAATAAAGAGTTATATGTTACAGGTGTAACAGGCACAGAATCAGATGAAGATGAAGGTATTTTTGGATATCAGCAACGTTATGCAGAATATAAGTACGCATTTAACAGAATAGCTGGAGATTTCAGAAATAATTTAAAACACTGGGAATTATCAAGAAGATTTGATAGAACACCAGAATTAAATCAATCATTTATTGAATGTACACCAGACGACAGAATTTTCGCTATTACAGATGAGAATGAAGACAAAATATGGATTAGTTTATATCATAATGTAGATGCATTAAGATCAATGCCATATCATTCAAACCCAAGTTTAACTTAATAAATAACCAATAAATAAATATAATTATGAAAAAAGTACAAGAAAAAAAGCTGACAAAGGCAGAGCAAAAACAAGTCAAAGATTTCCAACAAAAATGGAAAGAACATAAAGACAATTATATCAAAAAACATTCAATAGAAAGTATGGTATATGAAAATGGTTCTGCCCTAGCAGTATTATATAAAGAAGTACAAAGATTAAGTAGTTTAATAGTAACAGTAATAAATAAAGAAAATGGCAACAAAGAAATCCAAAGTAGTAAGTAAATGGTCAAACGTAAAAGGTAAAGCCGAATATAATACAGGCGAAGTTATTACAAAGCCAAATCAGTCAATGACAATAAGAGAAATGTTGTTTAGAAACACGGCAGGTATGACTTATGATAATTATAAGACACCATATTATGAAGACCAAGCAACATTTAGTAGCACAAGCTTGAATAAAATACAAGAAATGGAACCAGTAGAAAAATTGCAATATTTAGCAGAAGTTCAAGAAAAGGTAACAAATCTAAAAAGTAAGATTCAAGACTTTGAAGCACAAAAGCAAGTTCAAATTGAAGCTCAACAAAAAGCGGCAGCAGAACAAGTAGCAGCAGCCCAAACCACAACAGTCCATCCAGACGATATCGTCAGCGGCACAGAATAGTTATGTTTGTTTAGTTTAGTTTAGTTGAGTAGTAAGCCCCTAGAAATAGGGGCTTTCTTATTAAAAGGACATACTACGACTTGATATAGTATGTCCTAGTGACTAAAAAGGCACTAAAACGGGCAACGACTTGATAAAAAAAAAGTAAAAAAAATTAACAAAGTTTACAAAAATATGTTATATTTATGTTTATAAACCACTCACAACTCTATAGGTTAAACATAGTATAAATTATAAGACAAAATTTACAGAGAAGTGAGGTAAAACTCATAAAATGTTAATAACAGAACTAAAACTAACAAGAAATCATATTGGAAATACTAATTCCCTATTTGGCACATTAGAAGTAATAACCCAGAATCATGGGACATTAAAATTTAGTACAGTAGAGAATTATGAAAAGAGAATCGAAGAAGGTACGTATAGCGTTGTATATACTCTTAGCCCTAAGTTTGATCGGAAAACTTTGGAAATTACCGGAGTTAACGGTCGAAGAGGTATTAGAATTCACCCTGCAAATCGTGGTTGTGATGTATCTGGGTGTATCGGAATCGGACTCTATGTAGAAACAGAAGAAATACCAGTACAAATATTCTATTCACGAACAAGCACAGAAATATTAGAAGCTATATGTTATAAGGCAAAATCAACGCCAATTACAATTATAGATAAACAACTATCATATCAAGACAGATTAATAAAAAAAACAAGAGAATCATTATTACAAAAACCATTAGGTAAAGCATACAGTATATGAAAAAGAAAGTAATTGAATATCTAGTATCATTAGTATTACCAAAATTATTAGAAGTAATAGTAAAAATATTAGAAGAAGCAACACAAGTAGATCTAAATAACGATAATAAAATAGGAAAATAATGGGAGCACCAGTAACAGCAGTAGGAAAATTTTTAGCTAGTGGAGCTGGACAGTCAGTATTAGGAGGATTAGCATCTTCAATAGGCTCAATATTTGGAGGTTCATCAAGAAGAAAATCATACCATAGAAGCAAAAGATTAATGCAATATCAAATGGGTTTAGACAAACAGATGTTTGATTATCAAAATGCTTATAATACACCAATGGCACAAATGCAAAGGTTAAAAGATGCTGGTTTAAATCCAGCATTAATGTATGGACAAGGAACAACTGGAAACGCTTCAGGATATCCCCAATCCAAATTCACACAATTAGACCCATATAACAGTCAAGCAGATATAGCACAATCAACTGCAGCTGGAGTTCAACAATCTTTATTAAATGCTCAAAAAAAGCAGATAGAAGAAAACACAATGTACACTAAAATAAAAGGTGCAAATGAAACTAAAAATACACAATATCAAACTGCATTATATAATGAACAAACAGCAAAAACAAGACAAGAAACAGCAAATGCAGCAGCACAAAAGTTTGTAATTATAGCGCAAGAAAAAGAGTCAATTCAGAGAACAAAAAATGACAAATTGAAAGCAGATATATTAAAAATAGATTCACAGTGGTTAAAGAAAAATAAAACTAGTACTTATGATATGCAATTAATAAGAGCTTTAAAAGGTATAGGAATGGATTTATGGGATGCTATGAAATGGTTAAACGATAATAGAGAAGTAGTAGAAACTACAATACAAGAGTTAAATATTAAACCAGTAAAACAATAATATGAATAGATACAGAACAAAAAGAAGTTATAAAAGTAAAAGAAAGAATAGTAGATATATTCTAGCACGTAGAGGTGGAATCAGATTATCATAGTTACAATGCAAGTAGTACACTTACAAGATTATGGTTTTGTACCAGATATTATAGGCACGAGTTGTACAAACAGTATAAAATTAAAAGATCTAGATTTCAGAGTACCATGTGGTAAATGTTTACCATGTCAAAAAAAACGTAGGTCAGAATGGAGTTTAAGGTTAGAACACGAATATATGTTCAGTGATTCAGCATATTTTATCACATTAACATACAATGACGAAAGTCTTCCAAGAACAAAAGAAGGATACCCTACTCTATTAAAAAAACACGTTCAAGATTATATTAAAAGGTTAAGAAATGCACACGTAGCATATTTACAAAAGGAGCAACGAAAAGTGCATGATGAGTTTAAAATAACAGGCAAAAAGATTAGATACTATGCGGTCGGAGAATACGGTTCACAAACAAGAAGACCTCATTATCACTTATTGTTGTTCAACTATGACACCGCGAATACTAATCAATTTATCGCAAAGTGGAAAAACACAGCAACTGCCCAATCATACGGGCATGTTGATGTAGGTAACGTAACAGCAGCAAGTATAAACTATGTAACAAAATATATGTTTAAAGGCTTTAACAAAAAGACAGATAAGCGCCAACGTCCGTTCAGCTTAATGTCAAAAAAGCCAATAATAGGACACGACTATTTAGTTAATTATGGAGCATTCCATATTAAAAACGAAGAGTTACAAGTAGCAGATCAAAACGGAAGTTTAAGACGTCTGCCAAAAGCATATTTAAGAAGGTTATTCACTAATAAACAAGATAGAATAGCTTTAAGTAAAAAATCACATGACGAATTCATACAAAGCAAGATGAAGCGTTATGAAGAAAAAGTACTTAAGTATTATAAAGGCGAAACACTTGAGTACGAACGCTCATTAGAGCAAGATTTAAATCGCCTAAAAATGAATATTAATTTTAAAGAAACAATTTAAAATGGCAAGTACAATTTACACACCAAAACCTCAAAAAAATAAGTTTGACTTATCAAGAGAGGTTAAAATGTCTGGAAACATGGGTAATTTATATCCATGCTTTATACAAGATATTATACCAGGCGACTCATTTAGAGTAAACACACAACAAATGGTAAGATTTAGCCCATTATTAGCACCAATGATGCACAATGTAGATTTCAAGGTTGATTATTTCTTTGTACCCTACAGATTAG